TGCGCCTCCAGCAATACCGGCTTGACCGGCAAAGGAGGCTTGCTCTAATTGAGTTAACTTCTTACGTTGTCTTTCGGCTTCTGATGCTCCAGTAAGACCGAATACTTCTTGTTCTGCGGTTGCTTGTGTGTATGGAGTTTGACGATAGAACTCTGCAAGTTGGCTACCACGAGGTGCAACTTCTGCAACGGTTCTAAACCCTTGACGTGCTGCTTCTCCGGTTACGCCATAACGCTGTAACTCTTCTGCTCTTGCCACTCCGGTCTGAAGTCCTGCCATTGCAGCACCTGCTCCAATTTCAGCAGCAGTTACCTTACGACGGATTTCTGTTAGAGCCTTATCTGGGTCTAATGTATAAGCAAGAATGTCTCCATTGGAGATATCTGGATAGTAAGAACGTAGAGATGCAGCAACCTCAGGAGCCGCATTGATTACGCGGTTCTGTGCAGTTTGGATTCTATCTTCAAGTTCTGCAGCAGATACATCTCCAGCAATAAACTTCTCGAATCCTTCTTGGCGACCCATATCTCCGCGTTGATAGTATGAAGCAGGTAGACCATAGTTACGCATAATGTTCTGGTATTGGTCTTCTAATCCGATATATTCTGCTTCAGATAGAGCGGTAAGTCCTTTTTGAATACGTGATTGATTTGCAGCAAAGCGTTTCTTGTAGGCATCAGTATCTCGTAGACGAATAGTAAATTCTGAAGGAGATACATTCTCCATAATTAAACCTCTAAGTGGAGTTACTAAACCACCTAGTCCGTACTGGTTAAACTGTTCAAATAGTAAGTCGTATGCAGATTTACGTCTCGCCTGTTCTTCAGGAGTTCCTGCGCCCATTCCGGTTCCTGCTAGTGAACCAGCCGCTCCTCCTGCTCCGCCCATACCGCCACCGACTCCGCCAATTCCAAATTCACCAAACTGGCTTGATACTCTTCTGGCTGCCTCTTCTTTTGAAACACCTTGTGATACTAATTCAGCAATCTGTTTTTCTTGAAGAATCCTAGCCATTGCTGCAGTGTCAATAGTTCCATCTGGTTTAGTTACAGATTTATATTCAGCAGCATTTAATTGACCTGACAATGGAGTATCATTGAAGTAACCCATTGAGTTAATACCACCACGAGATGCTATGTATTCTTTAGTGTAACCAATATCCATAGCCTCGCGCTCTTTAGACATATTGCGCTCAGTGCCAGTAATCTTTAGACCGCTGATAGGTGAAACCATACCTACTTCAGTAGCAGCAGGTGGTCTAGCGGTGCCAATGTCAATAGCATCTTTATATGTAACTCCATTAACAGTTACATCCCTACGGGTTGCTCCAAAAAATGGGTCATTTGCTACAGGAGTAGTGGTAGTCTGGGCTGCCGCAATTCGTTCTAATCTATCTGGTGTCGCCATTATTACCCCTGGAATCCAAAGTCTTTAAGTACTCTAAGTGCTGCATCAGAGACTTCTTCACGAGCATTGTTTGTATATTGCCAGCGAGGGTCCTTGCGGAGTGAACGCTGGAAATCATATAGAGTCATTTCTTTATCTTGACCAATAGCACCACGTAACGTTGGGTCATTTAGGCTAATACTGTCTGGGTTTACTTCTAAGACAGAAGCCATAATTCTTTTATAAGGTGCATATACAGTATCTAGGTCTACGCCTTGGTCTAGTAAAGCAGCGACTCTATCTGGCATACCAAGTCTTGCGGTTTGACGGATAGTATTCTTGATGGTCTCAATGTTGGTACCACCTTCAATTTGCTTTACCCAGCCATCTACAGATGCACCAAAGTCTCTGTTCAAATCAAGTCCGTTAGCGGCTGCAACGCGGGCAAGTTCTTGTCTTGTTAGGTTTGCTGCTGCTTGCTTCTTTTCAGAAAACTCTGGAAGTTTACGTGCAACATTGGTTAGAAACTGGCCTTCATCAATCCCTTGAATTGTAGTTTGAACTCTTTTGCCATTAACTATTTCATAAGTTTGTCTAGTTGGATTCTTCTTTTGAGCCTTCTGAAGTCTAGTTGTAAACTTAGTTAACTCTTCAGCGGTAGGTTCTCTGTTAAGTTCTCTCTTCCAAACATCTGTGATTAGGTTTTGAGCCTGAGTAGCACTTGAGATTCCAATATATTCGCTAGGAAGATTTGCTTTACCGCCAGCCCCTCTAGGGTTTTCTGCTATAAATTGTTCAAATGTTAGTTCTGGTCTTCCGGTACGGTCTGCCTCTTCTATTAATTCAAGAATGGCTCTTTGATATGCGTCACCCAGTTTTTTATTATATTTATTAGAGATTGACTTTACATATCCAGCGTCTCGAAGCAATTTAGATATTCTCTTTGCTTCTGCTGGATTTTCAATTAAAGCAACTAATGCTGGGTCTGCAATTACTACACCTGTAGGTGCATTACTGAATACTCCTTCGTAACCAGCGCCACCTCTTGTGAATGAAGATATAATCGGTTCACCTGAGATACTACTATTCTTCCATATCTCCGTTACGGGAGGTGGATTTTGTGTACCTGTTACCGTCACTTGTATCTCCTATTAGTCTCTAATTAGTCTTGAGAACAATGCGAAGTAAGCATCTTCTGCATTGCGGTTAGTCTTAGATAAACGCTCTAATTCAGCCTTAGCCTGTTGCTTTAGAATATCTTTATAGTTCTGGGCAGATATGGTATTGCCTGGAACTGAGTCTCTAGCGTTGACATATTGAGTATATACATTCAACATACCTTCGATAGGTTGGCGGATTGCTGGGTCTAACTTGACAGTCGGGTCAGCAAACATCCTAATCAAATCGTCTAATGCTTGAGTTCTTTGTATTGCCTTCTCAGCGCCTTTACCAAGTTCCTCTTGTAGGGCAGGTCTTGCACCTTTGAAAGATTTAGACCAGTTATCCCACATTGCCTTTAACTGACGCTTGCGATAATCGCTGGTAGTTTTAGCAAGTTCTGCTTCATAAAGGTCTCTTTGTGTGTAATAGAAGTTCTCGTCAAATGCTGTATTAACTTGACGTAGATAATCTCTAATAGTCTTAGACTCTTTTAAGCCCATTTTAATAAGCAGTTTATATGAACCAAAATCAAACTCTCCATCTTTAGGAATGAAGAATGCTCCTGCTTCAGGATACTTCTTTAGTAGTTCTTGGTTCTTACCTACCCATTCATTAGCCTTGTCATTAGCGCTAACTATGGCAACAACTCTACTATCTGACTCAGATATTGTATATGGAACCTGGTCTGGGAATAGACGAATCCACTCTTCCATAGCCTTGTCATAACTGCCAGTCTTTTCAACTAAGTTATTAAAGGTTTGCTTGAAGTTAGTTTCGCCGTTCTGACGTGTCCACTTAGCAATCTCGCTTTTAAGCGTAGTTTGAGGTGGAGCGGGTACAAAGAAGCCTTTTACGAATCGCAATACCAAAGCGGTGAATGTAGAAGCCTCTAGTTTATTCTGATATTGCTCTAGTTCACCAGGTGTGATTGGTATTTCTTGACCAGTTTTTGGGTCAACCTTTGGAATTAGGCCGTGACCTGTTGCTTCTAGGTATGCTGCTGCTTTACGGAATGCTGAGGCAAACTGAGAATTACGCTCATTCTTATCCATAAGCGAAATAAGTCGGTTTACGTGCGAAGGCATTACCGCATAAAGCATTGGCTGGTCTTCTCCGTAAGTACCAAGTGCTATTCTGTCCAGTTTATCTAAACTTGGAACAAGATTACTTATACCTTTTACTAAAAGAGAAGATAAAGGACCAGCAAATGTTGGGAACAATGAGTCTGGGTTAGAAGATGGAGTAATCATCTTCAATTTAGCAGCAAACTCTATAGGCATCGGAGCCTTGACGCCCTCTTCTTGGCCAAAAGCAGTCATTACTTTACCAACTGCTTGATACATCGCAGTTGTACCTGGGTAGAAAAAGTACTGCTCTCCGTTATCATCAGTCTGAACAAAGCCAGAATGAGCAATACCATCGTAAGTCAATGACGCTCTAGTAATCGCTTCTGGGTTATAACGTACAGTGCGGTAGAAACGACGATAAAAGTCTTCAGTTGCACGGTAGAAACGAGCAAAGTTACGAGATGACATAGCCAACTGGCTACGAACTGCTGGGTTATCTACGTAAGCCAGCGCTGAATCCTTGGCTAAATCCTCTGCAGTCTCGTTAACGTGACGCATAGCAGACCTGTAAGCCTTCTCATAGGCTTCATCAGTCTTGCCTTTAGTCAATTCATTTATAACTTTTTGAGTATAACCAGAACTATCTAGTTCTTTACGGAATCTAATAACCTCATTAAGTACTATTGGTTCACGAGACCAGCGAGCATTAGCCTCACCCATAGCATCCCAGCCCTTATCGAACATAGATGCAGCAAAGTTGTCAGCCTCAGAGACTGGAACTAGCGTTGGGCCAGAGATAAACTCAGGAGCAAGTGCTGGGTCGTTAGGCAAATCTGTAAGTTTTAGTTCTTTTGCAGTAACTCTGACATAACCATCCTTGTCGGTTTTTATTACTGCATTTAGCAAATCCTCATTGAGGTCGCCATTCTTCTTAGAAAAGACGTTACGTGCTGCAATATAGGCACGCTCTGCGTGGCTTTGGATATTGCCATCATTTTTAGAATATAACTGAAATCTCTTAAGTTCTTTATCTGGAAGATTACTTAAGTATGTTTTTATTTCATCTATTGCTTTTCCTTCGTCCTTCATATTACGGACAGCAATACGACCAATATCATCATTTGTCATTACAGCAATCTGAAATAACCAACCTACTTTAGCCTGCTCATTGGCTACTGGGTTATAGTTAGTAAAAGCCTTATCTCCAACAGAACGCTTGTAAGCCTTGCCGTCAATAGTGATTGCTTCCATCTTGCCATAGCGAGATACATCGTCAGCAATGTTGGTATAGCGGCTACCGCCACGTACACCATTCTTAGCACCTTCTGCTACATCTGAAAGCAGGTCATCTAGGTTACCAAACCTAGCGAGTTCAGAAACAATCTGTGCGGATTTAGGGTCTAGTTTGTAAGCAAGTTTGTTACGAAGTACTGCTTCTGCCATAACAGCACGAACTTCGTTCTCATTAGTTGCTGCTGCAATCTTTGCAGAAAACTCGGCTACTTCATCAGCCTTAACAAATTTGTTAATGGCTCCTAGTTCACCTGGTTTTGTAGACCATACAGTGGACTTAAACTTTTCAAGAGCAGTATCATCTGCTCCAACGCCTTTACCAGTTCGGATACGTGTTGACCAGAGACGACCTTTAACCATATCCCAAGGATTTCTTCCACGGGCTAGGTAGAACATATCATCTTCGATGGTATTACGGATAGCGAAACGAGGACCAGCCAGAGTTAAGAATGACCAGCCAGATGTAATCTTATCTACCCACTTATTATGGGATGCGCCGACTATTCTTGAAACAAGACCTTGACGAGCAGTTAGTCTATCCAAGTCAACGATTGATGGAATAACCATTGATGAAGATAGTTGGTATGGGAACAAAGCCATCTGCTCTCCAGCAAATTCTGCAGGATTGCCTAGACGTTTTCCGTTAAGAACTACATCTGCAGCGTATTGTTTTTGAAGTCCACGTCCTGCAAATTGCTCCATAAAGGTTTTACCTGGGTCACCTTTGCGAACACCACGAGTTGAGAATATGGTATTCCAAAGTCCCTTGGTAATCTGCATACGCTGACCTTCATCACCAGCAGCAAATGCTTCAGCAATAATTTTGCTATGGTAACGAGAGTTTGTTAGACGTGCTGTGCGGTAGATTTGGTCCACTGCGCCAGGTGACATAACTGTGGAGATACTCCGTACAAAGCACGAACTAACTTTTGTCCGACCTTGTCAATGTCAAGAACTTTATTGCCTGCAGTAAGTGCAGCAACTCTTGCCTTACGACCAGGGGTTAATCTTGGTATTAAAGGAGTTTCTCTGGCTGCTTGACCTTTGAAGATAGCAAGCATATCTACGCCATTTTGGAAGAAACTCTTTGCAGTATCAGCATCTTTGATGCCAGCCTTGACGAACTCGTCAATAGCAGCAGGTCCAAACTCTGGTGCTAGACGACGTAGTCTTGTCATAGCCTCTGTTGAGGCTGTTATATCTTTGGCTTTGCGAGCCTTAGATAAAGCATCTAGGTCAGTGCCATACTGATTAAAGAAATTTACAACTTTTGGATTAGTAAAAGCCTGGTCTAATTTTTGTGGAGAACCAGCAATCTTGATAATAGAGTAGTTGATAGCATCGTAGGCTTTCTTAGCCTTACCAAGTGCAAGCGTTGGGTCTAGGAATAAACGATATGCAGCATCGCCGATACCAGAAATACCCTTATATAAAAATCCTGAGCCTTCTAAACCTTCAGGTAAAAGTGCATTTGCTACTTGACGACCTGGAGAATACTTAGATGCAAATACAGCATCGTAAGCATCTTGCCATAGTGGGTCTCTTTTTTGAGCAGCAAGAGCAGCAATTTCTTTTTCTTCAGGTGTTCCTGTTGCAATAATGTCAGCAAGTGACTTACCTTCAGTTACCTGTTGAACTACCTTGATTCTTGCTGGACCATATTTCTGAGCAGCCTTAGCAATGCGTCCTTCGTTATATAGAAGTTCGCCATTATCGTTTGACTTCTCCCAAGCAGCGCTAACAATCTGAGCACGTTTTGCTGGGTTATATAAATTTCCAAGTGCGCCTTCTTCTACAGCAACAGCACCTGTTCTGTAAAGGCGAGTCATAAAATCTGAGACTTCAGTAAGAGCGCCTACTACAGCGCCACCTGAATAGTGCCAGGCAGTTCCTAGCCAGCCACGCTTTTTAGGTTCTGGCTCAGTACCAAATGTAGTCTTTAAGATTTCCTGTTGGTCTGAAGGTAGAGACTGAAATCTAACTCTTGCTTCAGATGCAGGCATATCAAGAAGGCTCTTATGTGTAGATACCATCTTGCCAATTTGATTGGCTTTTTCTTGGTCAGCGGGAGAAAGTCCAGCCTTCGCTGCGGCTATCTTTAGATTTTTCTCCACTACAAACCTCTAGCAACAAAGTCCTGATATAGAACTGCTATCTCTCCGGATTCGTCATATGGTAATAACTTAGCCAAAGTATCAGAATACTTTTCTGTCATCTGTGGACGCATACCTAAAACTTCAGGACCTGCTCCTTCACCTATAGCATAATGGAGTTACTTGAGCTGCTTCACGTACCTGTGATGCTGGAAGCCCACGCATATCTGGAGTCTTAGCAAGTGGAGCGCCTGCTTTAATCGCGGCAGCCTCAACACCTTCACCGTATGCAATAGAACCCATATTCAAATCTGTTCTCTTAGAGAACTTGCCTGGGCCTGCTGCCCCTGCTAATGGACCTCTAGCCATTACCGTCCTCCATCGTCTCTAAATCTTCTGTAAATTGTTCCCAAGCCTCATTGACTTGGTTCTCTCTTATTGCGTTATATGTTGCTATTTCTAAAATCTCATCTGTTAGCGTATGAATCGCTGCGGTTATGTTATGTATAAATCCTGCTAGTACTACTAAGAAATCAGCGAGACGGATAGGACGCGGAACATAATCTTGTTTTTTCTTCACGCCCTATCCTCTCGATAGATTTTTACTTAGGCCTTCTTGCCCTTACGTCCGGCAGGGGCATATCCGAACTTCACAGCACCGCCCTTAGGCCTTGATGTGTCCTTCTTACCTTCTGTTGGCTTCTGCATTGGAGCAGCAGCACGTCCACCTTTTTTCATTTAGCACCTCCTTCGGCTATGCTCAACCTGCGATTTGCGCGAGCAAACTTGCTATATCGGGACGAGCGCCAGCAGCAGGGGCCGCACCAGTCGTCATTTCTGGAGTTGGCTGCGAGGCAGGGGCTGGGGCCATACCTGCTGCTGGAACTTGTTCGCCCATCATTTCTGCTGGGACTTGTGGTTGTTCTTCTGGGGCAAATACTTCGTCTACTATTGTTTCGATTGCTTTGCCTTTTTGCCGGCCTTTGATAACTTCCGCGATTCGGGTAACGATTTGAGAAGGGTCTTGACCTTGTGCCGCAAGCGCGGGGATAGCCTGAGCATACTGAGCCATAGCAACACGAAGAGAATCACGCATCTCTTCAATGTCCACACGTTGTTCTTCTTGAGTGACATTTAACTCCATTGGAATTTCGCGACGTACATAATCTCTTGAAACTAATTTATCGCTACGCATCTGTAGCAGAGCAATGATTGCACGGTTAGGGTCCATACCGGACATAATTCCGTAGCGTACATCTACGCCATATTCGCCACCGATAGCCTTAGATGGAACATACTTCATTGAGTATGGTGTGCCATCTTCGCTTCCGCGGATTTCTTTGGTCATATTGCCAAATACTTTTTCATCAACTTCAAAGCAGAGTGCTACAAGTTCTGTAAACAGACGAGCAAACTGTGCTTGAGCCGAGCGAATCTGTGTATCGAATCCAGCCTGTAGCGCTTGTACACCGCGACCAGTTACAACAGAAGCATCAAGGTTACCGGAACGTACTTCTGGATATCTTGCACCAAGACGTAGTTCTCGTTCTAGTACACCAGACTCTGTGAATACTCCAGGAGGAAGTTCCAGCGGTACACGGCGAATCGCTTGTGGATTGGCAGACCGCATAATCGAGTCAGGGCCGAGGGCCAACTCTTGCACATCCTGAGGGATTGCAATGGGCGCTTGGATTGACTTTTCTGCCGCTTGTATTTGCAAAACTGCAAAGCGAGCACGGGCCAGTTGTACCGCTAGAACATCATCAAACTGACCTCGTGCTTCGCCATCAATAGATGAACGAACAGCAACTGAAGCCAGACACTTACCAAGGACGTTTACTGTCTGCGATAGAATCAGGTTATTGCGCTCTGGGATAAATAATAAATCTTGGTCTTTGTCGTGATAACGAACCAGCGTTAGGTATGGAGTATTTGCTGGCATTTTGTTTAGCGGATAACTTGCGTTATTAGCGCCAAGGATTTCATTGTAGAACTCTGGATACTGTGATGCTAAAGTCTCAGCGTCAGTATTTGTAATGTGGGTCAAAGAAATTGTGCGACCAAATCTGTCAATCTCTGGATAAACGCCAAATGGATTTAGCAAGCGGATACGTGGATTATTGTTTATATAATCCATCTCAACGATTGCTGGCAACATACCGTAGGTATTGAACCAGTCAGCACCGGTGTACATCTGAATCTGTAGGTCTGAACCTGAGACGTAATAGTTTGCAATGCGGGTTCTAGTATCAGCAGCCTTGCGTGCTGCATCTGAAACCATATTGGTAGCAGAGCATTCAAAAGAAGGTAGTGGTGCCATTGCTTCTGCAAGGTCACGAGCGGCAACGTCAATAAAGTTAGCGACTAGAGGCTTCGGATATTCTTCCGTGAACATAGCAGGGTAGACCTTGGAGATATCTCCTTGGCGTACAGAAAGTACGCTACGCATACGCTGGTCGCGTGGGGCATACTTCGTCTTTAGACGGTCTACCTTAGCGATAACCTCTTTGGCTGATAACACTTAGCCTCCCTAAATGAACTGACGTTCTTTGTCTTGCAGTAGTTGGTCTATGTTGACTACTACTTGCCGCCTTCTCTCATTATGATTGAGGAAAGGGTTACTCATATGTGTCTTCTGATTAAGTCCTACGTTTAGCATTTCTCTGGCGCGGATTTCGCAGAACCAAAGTGCCATAACCATATCGGTCTTACCTTTAGTCGTTGGAGACCAAGTAATAAGTTGCTCGATAAGGCTCTTTACATTCTCTGTCTGGTCTGATGGTAGATGAATCAGATTATCTCTATGATGCTTTCCATCAGGCTGCTTAGTTCCAAATAAGGTGGACATAGAAGCCACACCGAACCCTGCATCCCACTTATTGTTACCGGTGTGATGTTCTCTTAGAACTGTACCTTTAGATGCTAGGAAGTTTCTAATACCTTCATCCTGCGTCAAGAAGGACTGGAAAGCGTTTCGCTCAACTATCCATTCAGACGGAGCGTAGACGTTTGTCCAATCCGTGATAAGTTGTCTAATCTGAGCAGGTGTGGGACGCGTGATCTTGATAGCATCCACGATATATCTCTTATGACTAATACGGTCAACAGCATAACAGACAGCGGCAGTGTCACCGACCCTTGCTGGGTCGAGGCCACAGATAAAAGAAAAGCCGTTAAGGTCACGAGGATGTCCAGGAAATCCTGGAGTGAGGCGACCCGC